CCGATGAGAAGTATGACATCTTCGAGTCGATGGTTGCGAAGCTTGATGACATGGAAAACAAACTCAATGAGCAAATTGAGGCCAACGTCGCCCTCAGCTCTCAAATGAGCGGCTTCCACAGAGATGCCATCCTCGCCGATGTGTCATGGGATCTTTCCCAGGCAGGTAAGGATCGTCTCGCCGGACTTGCTGAATCAGTTGAGTTTGAAAGTGAAGATACATTCCGCCAGAAGCTGAATATTCTGAAGGAATCTTTCACCGAGTCGGTTGCTCCTCAAGAGGAGACCACTGGTGAGTACCTCGAAGAGTCAGCGGAACCTCTGGCTCCTAGCGTTGAAGATGGCATGAGCTACACAATGGCAGCTTATGCAAGAGCTCTTTCACGCACTCTTAAGTGATAAATTAACAACAAGGTAAATCCACAAATGTCTAATCATCTTACTGAAAAGTGGGCGCCTATTCTGAGTCATCAAGATCTTCCTGAGATCAAAGATCCATACAGAAGAGCCGTCACAGCCCAACTTCTTGAGAACCAAGAATCTTTCCTGAAGGAGCAAGCCGCCATGGGCGCTGGCTCTGGTCTCCTGATGGAATCCCCCACCATGAGCGTTAACGCTGCTGGCTACCAGGGTATCACTGGTGGTTCGGTAGGTGGTGGTTGGGACGGAACCCTGAACGCTGACCAAGGTCCTCGTGCTGGTTTCGACCCTGTTCTGATCTCCCTGATCAGACGCTCCATGCCTAACCTGATCGCCTATGACATCTGTGGCGTTCAGCCCATGTCTGGTCCTACCGGCATGATCTTCGCCATGAGAGCCATGTATGATGGCCCTGATGGTCCTAACGAGGCACTGTTCAACGAGCCCGACGTAACCTTCTCTGCTGGCGCTGATAGCTTCGCTAACGGTACTCAGTACAATGGTTACCGTGTATCCCAAGGTCTGGGTACTGCCGCTGAGGGCGTATCTGGCCGTGGTAAGTTTGTTCCAGCTATGGCTGATGCCTATGGAACACTGGTACCCTGGGATGGCGATCCTGCTAACAAGGTTGTTGGCTACATGCAGCCTTCGGATTCGATCGGTCCTTCAGATGGTACCATTGGTCCTAACGCTCAAACCGGTCAGCCTCCTCTGTCTGGTGACGGATGGGATTCTCCATTCGACAACGACGATCCTTATGCTCCTGAGTATGACTACGAAGCACAAGGTTATGACCTGAACCCCAACGGAGCATACAGAGGCCCCGTAACTCCTCGTCATCCTTATGTTCCTGGCGAGACTCCTTATAATGTTGGTGTAGATGCTTATGGCAACACCACCAAGTCCAACGCCAACCCTGGTCTCCTGGACGACGCTATGTCTCCTGGTGGTCACACTCATGACCCCAACGTAGCTGGTCAGAACTATCCTGCTGGCGGTCACAGAGGCGAGCCTACTTCCCCAACATACGATCCACGTCTTCGTGACATGGCTGGTATGAGCAAGGGTCAACTGGAGCGTCTGGGTGAGCCCGGTAATGAGTTCCGTCAAATGGGCTTCTCGATTGAGAAGGCTGTTGTTGAAGCTCGTGGTCGTGCCCTGAAGGCTCAGTACTCCATGGAACTGGCTCAGGACCTCCGTGCCATTCATGGTCTGGATGCTGAAGCTGAACTGGCTAACATCCTGTCCTCCGAGATCCTGGCTGAGATCAACCGTGAGATCGTTCGTACTGTTTACAGAACTGCTCTTCCCGGTGCTCAGAACAACGTAAACACCCCTGGTGTATTTGACCTGGACCTCGACTCCAATGGACGTTGGAGTGTTGAGAAGTTCAAGGGTCTGTTGTTCCAGATCGAGCGTGACTGTAACGCCATCGCCCAGCTGACTCGTCGTGGCAAGGGTAACATGATCATCTGCTCTGCAGACGTTGCCTCCGCTCTGACCATGGCTGGTGTACTGGATTACACCCCTGCTCTGAACGCTAACCTGAACGTAGATGACACCGGCAACCTGTTCGCTGGTACCATCAACGGCAAACTGAAGGTCTACATCGATCCTTATTCGGCTAACATCAGCAACACCCACTACTACGTGGTTGGTTATAAGGGTACCAGTGCCTATGATGCTGGTCTGTTCTACTGCCCTTACATCCCTCTGCAGATGGTTCGCTCGGTAACCGATCAAACCTTCCAGCCAAACATCGGCTTTAAGACCCGTTATGGTCTGATTGCTAACCCATTCGCTGAAGGGCCCAGTGGTCCGTATAATAGAGGTCTGGGTCGTCTCGCCGACAACACCAACCGTTACTACCGCAGAGTTAGAATCGATAATTTGATGTAACGAAAGGTTACAAAACCTTTACTTTTACCAGGTTTTCTGCTACACAACACCCCCTTTACGGGGGTGTTTTTTTGTGCTATAATAACCTTATGACTAAAACAATAACTTACCTACTTACTAACCTTATAACTGGCGATAGTTATGTTGGTGTTACTTCTTCTAAAGGAGGACTAAAGCACAGGTTGGCTTGCCATAAAGACCGAGCCCAACGAGGGAACCATAACCACCTGCCACTTTATAAGAACATAAACGAACACGGGTGGGACAACTTTTATTGCCAGGAACTTTGTGAGGGTGACGAAGAAGAGTTTATGGTTTGGCTTATGAGACCAACCCTGAACCAGTGTTGGAACGGTAGAACCGCTCCTGAGAACGTGAAGCAGGCAGCTAGGGAAGCTAACAGCAAAGCTATCTTGTGTGTGGAAACTGGCGAAACCTATTCCAGTGCCAGAGAAGCTGGACGAGTGCTAGGCAAACCAAAAGCTTTTAGCGCTATAAGCAACTGCTTACGAGGCAAGTCCACAAAGGCTTATGGCTTTACTTGGACTTACGTTTAGGTTATAATATCGGTACCCTTCGTACCGAACACTCAGAGAGACCTTCGGGTCTCTCTTTTTTTGTCTCTAAATAAAGTATCTACAACTTTATTATGTCTGATAGCACTAAGAAACTCTTAGAACTTTATAACCTGATGGAGGAGAAATTGGAGGATTTAGGTATTGATTTTGAAGAGTTTATTGTACTCTACAAATCATTCCGTAATCCACCAACACCCAAGTCAGAGAACCCTAATCCATTTCCCTGGGCTCAGGCCGCAGGTACAGGCTGGAAATAACACATGGCAAAGCAAACTGCTAACGACACATTACCCAGGAGAGAAAGTTTTACGGGGATAGAGAACCGGAACTTCCTCTCCCCAGTTGGTTTCAAGTTTGCCATCTCAAGAATGAGAGGTGTTGACTTCTTCTGTCAGTCAGCATCCATTCCATCAATTAGCATGGGAACTGCTGATCAACCTACAAGATTTAATAATGTTCCTCATCCTGGCGATGAACTTTATTATGAGGACCTACACATTCGTTTCATGGTCGATGAGAACATGAAGAACTGGTATCAGGTTCATGACTGGATGAGAAAGATTGCAACTCCTTATGCCGCTGAGGAGTTCACATATGACAGAGGAAAGATTGAAGGTCGCAACCCATTCAAAAGAGAACAAGGATATTATTATTTTGGTGATAACCAATGGAGATCTGATGCCTCTTTGTTTATCTTGTCAAGCAACTATCAACCAGTTGCTGAGTTTATTTTCAAGGATGCCTACCCCATCTCGCTCACAACTCTTAACTTTGATGCCTCTGTTCCTGATGTAAACTTCTTTACAGCAGAAGTGGTTATGCGTTATACTTACTATAATTACTTTATCTATGATGCGGCTCAGGCAACAGACAAAACTATGCCGCCTAACTATCAGGTGTCTGAAAATGGTAGGGTTCTGAGGGAGGCAGGTGACCCTGATGATGACTTTAGAGAAAATAACGGATATGTGGTCCCAGGACTCCGTTATTGATGACATTCTTTTAGATGAAGCAAGCATAAAGATACCACAACTTCATGCCAAGTATCTTGGCTTTCATACTGAGTTCTCATTGTTACAAAAGAAAGCAATACAAGAACTCAAGAAACTCTCACATCAAAAGACATTGTATTACTCTGGTAAAGCATCACCAGAAGAATACACAGAACCATTTCCTTATAAGGTTATGAAGTCTGACATTCCTTCATGGGTGGCAGTGGATGAGAGTATTCAAAAGGTGGAGATGAAGTTACATTATTATGATACAGTTATGGGAACGTTAAGTGAGATATTAAAACAAATTCATCAGATGTCATACAACATCAAAAATATCATTGCTTGGCGTCAGTTTACTTCTGGTGCGTAATAGTTTATAATAAGGTATGGATTATCTAGTTTACTGGTTAAAAAAATCTAGTCATAGTAATGTACTTGAAGAAGGTTATGTTGGTATAACCTCTAACTTGACTGGTAGACTATGGCAACATAGGAATAGTAAATGCAATCCTATGGTTAAAAACCTTCTAGCGCATAAGTCATCAGAAGTAAAGGTACTGAAACGAAACTTAACCTTGACAGACGCACTGGCAATAGAAAGAAGTTTGCGTCCATATGAGAACATAGGTTATAACATTATTGCTGGCGGTGGCATTCCACCATCACAGAAAGGCAAACAAATGAATGGTAAGCAGTCTTATAAAGGTGTTAGTAGAACTGAAGCACAAATAGCAGCGTCAAAAAAACATTCAGACAGAATGAAGGGTAGAACTTCACCTCTCAAAGGCAAGAAGGGGCACGCCAAAGGATGTGGCGTAAAACCTTGTAACTATAGAGGCAAAGAATTTGCCTCTATGACAGAAGCAGCAAAACACTTTGGAGTTACAGTATCAGCAGTTACTTTTTGGGTGAAGCGTAATGGAGTTTAGTCGTACTTCTGATCTGCCTTATGATCAGAATAAGTATAAGATGGTCTTTAAGAATGGTAAAGCAATCATTTATGAAGACTATGAGATGATGAGGGCTTGGTGGTACAAGCATCGCGAACACCTGTCCCACGTTGAAGTTGTTCCCCGTAAACACAGATAAATAACGTCATGACAGACGTTATTATTTCTAAGCGAAATGAGAATGAGATTCACATTGATTGTGAACAACATGTTCTCTACGAATTACAAGAATACTTTACCTTCGATGTTGAAGGAGCATCTTTCTCTCCAGCGTACAGAAAGAAGTACTGGGATGGAAAGATAAGACTTTTATCAGTACACAAACAGACTCTTCCTGCAGGACTCACCTATCGTCTCTGTAAGGCTCTAGATAAGTTTCGTTACTCCTGGAGGTTCCAGGATAGTAAGTACTATGGTGTTCCTTATGAGACAGACCATAGAATCTTTCTAGATGGTGTTGACCTGTTTATGAATAAGATCTCTGGTATCACTCCCAGAGAGTATCAGGTTGACACGGTGTTTCATGCTCTCAAGGAGTATAGAAAGACCATTGTATCTCCAACAGGTAGTGGTAAGTCATTGATGATCTATGCCATTGCAAGGTATATAAAATCAGTTGACAAAAGAACTCTTATTGTAGTTCCATCTAAGGGTCTGGTG